AGTGGAATTATGATAGTCAATGTTATATATATTGCCAGTTGTTTGGTATTAAGCCAGAAGACTTTTGGTTTATAGCTATAGACAAAGAAACATATACTGTAGGTATATATAATTGTAGTGAAGAATTTTATAATCGAGGCAAGTACAAAGTTGATCGTGCTACTTCAATTTATAAGAAATACTTTATTGATAAAGAGGAGGATGTGGGGGAATATTTTATAGAATCAATATTATAAGATGTACTATACTAAAAGCGAATGCTATACTGATACTTTACTCTCGTTAAAACTAGGAATAATAAATGAAGAGGATTTAAAAGACCTTCTCAGTTATTATAGAGATAATGAGCATTATGAATGTTGCTCTGGTTTAGTAGAGGCATACGCACAATATAAAAAAGAAAAAAAAGAAATAAAAGATGAAGAGTCAAGTTTTAAAGGAGATTAGAGATTTAGTAGAAAGTGAGTTTGGTTTTGATATAGGTATAAATTCAAGACAAAGAAAATTTGTTTCAGCTAGAGCTGTTTATTATAAATTAGCTCACGATAAAACAAACGCAACCATAACAGAAATATCTAGATCATTGGATAGGCATCATGCAACTGTGCTTCATGGTTTTAAATTATTCGAAACGTTTAGTGTTAATAGTGAATATTTTAAATATGAGTTAGCTGTATATAATGCTATTGAAAAAGAATTAACTAAAAATCCTATAAAGGAATCTACTATATTAGAATCTATTCAAGAAGAAAGAAGATCTATTTTAGAAGAGAAAAACTTTATATTAGATAAGTATAATGCTTTAAAGGATAAGCATAACAACTTATTGAGATATATGGGTAAGTATGAGAAAAATTTATTAGAGAGATACGAAGAATTATAAAAGGGAATAATATGTTTTATGTATTTGGTAGTTTAATATTAGTAATGATGCTGTTAATAGAATAGTATGGAAGAGGATAAGCCAAAAAAAGTAGATGGTCGGAAAAACAATGGAGCTATTAAAGGTATCTCCAGAGGTGCAGGTAGACCAAGAAAAATAAAAGATAAAGACATGAGTCGACTTACACTATCGGCACTAAAGAAAGTGTTTGGTAGTGAAGAGAAAATGTGGGTAGAGGTGGCAAAATTAGCCGCTGAAGGATCTTCTAAGCATTGGGATTACTTAATGAATTATAGGTATGGTAAGCCAAAAGAGATGCAACAAATAGATGTAAATACCAAAGTGAATATACCTGTGATTAGTTTCGCAAAACCAAAAGAACAAATAATAGATATAACGCCAGAGAATGAAAGAATCGACCCTCCTAAAAATGAAAAGTGATATACAGAAACTACAGCAAGTAGTTGTAGTGGCACTTCATAAGATTGAGAAGCTAGAAGCTAAAGATATAGAAGTAATAGAACCAGAAGAAGTAGATGGTTAGTAGTAGTAGGTGGAAATACTCGTTCAAAGAAGGAGATAAGGCTGAACAAGTCTTTAGTGATTTGATGATTGAGCGAGGATTCACTTGTATTAAAAGTAATAAATACGATGATATACATAAGCATATAGATTTCTATATTAATGGAGATGGTGTCGATGTTAAAGGTAATAGACATTTAGATTGCATATGGTTGGAGTTGACAAATGTAAGAGGTTATAAGGGTTGGCTGAAGGGTGAAGCTAAATATATTGTTTTCGATATAAAAGAGCTGAATGCATTTTGTTTCTTTTACAGGGAGGACTTATTAGAAGCTCTTCGGGGTATAAATCAAGTTGCTAAAGATAAAACAGAGTTTTATAAATTATATAGGAGGGAAGGTAGATTAGATGTTTTAGTGAAAGTTCACTATGATTATATAAAGCATCTTGAATTATCAAGAATACCTTATGACAGATAGTAATATAAAAGGAGCATATGCCGAGTATTTGTTTGCCTCTGAATGTTTGAGGAATGGGTACTATCCCTCATTCCCTATACTAGACTCTTCTATATATGATGTATTGGTGGATTTAGGAGATAGAATTATAAAGGTGCAAGTTAAGTATAGTGCTAAGATTCCTACAGATCAAGAAGCAGTTCAAGTTCCTCTTATGAATGGGAATAAAATCAAATACACTACCGATCTAGTAGATTACTTTGCTGTATATAGCGAATACTTTGGTGGTTTCTTTATTGTTAAGAATGTTGGTGATATGCAAGGTATAAGACTTAATTCAGCAGAGGGTACTAAATACGCAAGTGAATTTAATAACTTTGACTTCAATGAATGAGATACAAATACACGATAAGTACCAACCTCTTTTCAATTCAGAAAGTAGGTACTTTGTAATAACAGGAGGACGTGGTTCTGGTAAATCATTTGCTGTTACAATATTCCTAGCACTACTTACCTATGAGCGTAATAATAGAACCTTATTTACTCGTTATACTATGAGTTCTGCAGGTATGTCTATTATCCCTGAGTTCCTAGAGAAGCTAGGCTTAATGGGGGTGCAGGAAAACTTTGAGATAACTAAGGTTGATATAAAAAACAGAGCTACTGAAAGCTCTATATATTTTTCTGGTATCAAGACAGCTTCTGGAGATCAGACAGCAAAACTTAAATCTATTAGTGGAGTCAATACATTTGTACTGGATGAAGCAGAAGAGTTACTAAATGAAGAGAACTTTGATAAGATTGACTTCTCCATACGATCTAAGGAGGCTAAGAATAGATGTTTGTTAATTCTAAACCCTACTACAAAGGAGCATTGGATATACCAAAGGTTCTTCCAAAATAGAGGTATTCCTGATGGATTTAATGGTACTGTAGGAGACGTAACCTATATCCATACAACCTACCTTGACAATATAGAGAATCTATCTAAGTCATTCGTATCTCAAATCGAAGAGATGAAGATTCGTAGACCAGATAAATACAAACACCAGATTCTAGGTGGATGGTTGCAGAAAGCAGAAGGAGTTGTCTTTACTGATTGGCAAATAGGAAAATTCAATAAAGATATGCCGCTGAGATGTTTTGGCTTAGATATAGGATTTAGTAGGGACGAGACTGTCTTAACTGAAGTTGCAGTAGATAAACAAAGGAAAATTATTTGGGTTAAGGAGCATTTTTATAAAAAAGGATTAGTCACTTCTAATATATATGATTTATGTTTGAGACACGCAGGAAAAGAACTGATCGTAATGGACTCAAGTGAGCCTAGACTATTATCCGAACTTAATACTAGAGGTTTAAATGTAACTCCTTGTGTTAAGAAAAAAGGTAGTATTATAGCAGGTATATCATTAATGCAAGATTATAATATAAATCTAGAAGGTGAGAATTTAGTCAAAGAATTTAATAATTATGTATGGGATTTAAAAGGTGTAAAGCCAAGAGACTCATATAATCATGGTGTAGATAGTTGTCGCTATGCTATTGAGTATCTGTTAGTTAGAACAAATCCAAAAGGAATGTATGTTATTAGGTAGTTAAAAGTTTGGTATATTTAGATTTTATATATATCTTTCTACTGTTTTTGTGTGTTAATACACTTCATGTAAGTTAATTTTACCCTCTAGTTTTAAACCTTCTAGGGGGTTTTTTACGTTTTAATGTTAATTATTTGTTAATAATGTTGCGTAGTTTTAAAAAGGATTATATATTTGTATCAAATAAAACAATGTAACAATGGAAAAATTATTATTTACAATTATCGACAGCCTAGTATCATCAGGCAAAATCTTTTCAGCTAACTTCACAAAAGCTGACGGATCAGAACGTGTAATGTCTTGCAGAGTAGGTGTACAGAAAGACCTAAAAGGTGTAGGACTGCAATACGACAGACGTAAGGCTCGTAATCTTATCGTATGGGATATGAAT